GATTGCCCCGTAGTAATGACGGGGGCGGGTCCATCGGCGGGGTTCTAGGATTGCCCGGGCCTCTGTTTCTGTTTTCATTTCGCGTTGTCCTCTGCTGTTGTTCGTTGGGGTTAGATATGACTAAGCCCCGGGGGAGCAAGTCCGCCCGGGGCCGGGACCCTGGCGGCTAGACTGCCGCCAGGGTTGCCAGGTGCGCCTCCAGGGAACCGCGCACCAGGTCGAGGACTTCTAGCCGCTCGGCCAGGTGGCCACCTTGGAGCAGGCCAGCCGTGCCGTCACCCAGGGAACCGTATTCCTGCGCCCAATCGTCGCAATAGCTGAAGCGGTGCCCGTGGGACGCGAGCCATAAAGCCAGCTGGTAATTCCGGTGTTCGTACTCGTAACCGTCCCGGGCTTCGTCTGGGTCCTCGGATTCCTCGAGGGCGTCCAGGGCTTCGACAATGAACGCGTACCGGTAATCATCGGGGAACATGTCCCCGTGTGCCGTGTGGCAAAGTTCGCCTATCCAATCGGGCGCGCATCGGTTGGCGGTCCAATACTCGGACCCATCGGGGCGCGTCTCGAGCGAGAACGCGCACCGGGCCAACTTGGCCAGCTCCTGGACCGTCTCGGGGGGTGGGGTCTTGTAATCCATCGGGTTGCCTCCTGTTGTGTGTGTATTTCGGCGCGGTGGGCGCCGTGGAATCAGTATGCCTGAACACGCCCTAAAATGCAACACATTACGCATTTATATATAAGGAGTAAGTAACTAGCTAGCTACTTAGTTACTAAGTAGCTTGTAACCGTAGCTTAAGCGGAGGTTACAAGCTAGCCAGTAGCAAGCTACTGCGCGCGCGAGCACTTCGGCAGGGGCCTACGTGCTCACTTGCTGAACGGCTCTTTTTTGGCGTTTTTTGGCTTGACTCGGACGCCGTCCCGGGCTGAATATTTACGGCATGAGTGCAAAAAAGGACCAGCAACAAACCGAGGATATGGATCAGCAGACGGCCTTTGAACTGGTGCGCCCTGGCCTCGGGGACCAGGACCAGGACGGCGAGCTGGACCAGGACCGCAAGCCAACCGAGGGCGAGCGGTTGCAGGCGTTTGTTGATTCCTCTGCCCCATCACCGGAAAGAAAAAGAGCCCTGCTTGAGCTGGCCATGTGGGACCGGCAAGAGCGGTTCTTGGCCGCCTATGCGGCTTGCGGGACCTTGACTCATGCCTGCGAGGCTGCCGGGGTTTCTCAGCGGACCGTCAGAGACTGGCGAAGTGCGGACCGGCTCGGGTTCCTGGCCAGGATGGACGGGTCCTCGGAATCATTCGCTGACCGCCTGGAGGCGGTTGCGTGGGACCTGGTCAAGCGGTTAAAGCCCGGCAACAGTCCGATGCTATTGCTGGCCATGCTCAATGCAAAACGTAGCCATCAGTACAGGCCCGCCGTCCAGGTGGACCCGGTGACGGCGCGGGACACTCTCTCGGAACTGCGCCAGCTCGCCAGCTCTGGGCCCGGTGGACCAGTGGACCCGGTCCAGGACCAGGGCGCGGCGGCGGTAGCGGAGGCCGAGCGGCTGTTGGGGACCAGAGCTGCACCTGGTCCAGGACTCCGCCCTATAGAGGCGGAGCACTGGGGGGCCGGAGAAACAGCGGCAAGCGGCGGAAGTGGACCGGAACCAGCGGACCAGGAGCCAGGTGGCGAGGCGGTGATTTAATGGAAGCGGGCGCGCGGACCCCCGGCATGGCTTGGCGCGCGTGGGTTTATTTAAGTACCTACCCTCGACAATTCATTTTCTGCAAAAGGAGCCTTCGATGTCAGACAGCCAGCTAAAGCGCCAGCCCCGATCGTTGTGTGAATACTTCTCGCAGTTCGAGGAGTACGAGGGCACTGTTTGGTATGACGGGGATGGGGAATTCGATGCAGCGTTCGTAGGGTTTGCCTGGCAGGCTTCTGTGGGGCCGATCGTGGTCTATGACCAGGACAAGGTGTTGGACATCATGGTGGCTACGAGGGAGTACGACGGGGACGAGCCGATGATCGATGCTCTGGATGATTTTGGGGTGAACGTGCAGGGGACGTATGCCGGTGAGCGCACCCCCATCTTCCTGACTTACGTGGAAGACGGGGCAGTGGAGGATATCTTGAAGCGTCAGTCAGTGGCCTCATTGAGTGGGTGGTCTATGGAGATAGCTGCTGAGGGGGTCACAGAGATCAACTGATGCCGTTAGCACCCGCCATAGTCGATTATTTGTTTGACAAGGTGCAGTTTGAGCCTACCGAGTTGCAGCGTGGGATCTTGGGTAGTCGCAAGCGGTATGTGTTGGTGAGTGGTGGTGAGCAGGCTGGGAAGAGCATGGTGGCGAGTAAGTATCTGCTCAGTCGGTTCATGGAGACGGAGGGGCCTGGGTTGTACTGGTTGGTAGCAGCGGACTATGAGCGTACACGCGCTGAGTTTGATTACTTGGTGGGTGATTTCGCTGCGTTAGGGGTTCTTGCTGAGTCTAGCAAGCGTGTTGATCCGGGGCGGATCGTGTTGGCAGATGGGACGAGGATCGAGACCAAGAGCGGTAAGGACCCTCGCACATTGGCTATGCGGGCACCTAACGGGATAGTGGGCTGTGAGGCTAGTCAGTTGGATCATGAGACGTTCTACCGGATTCGGAGCAGGTTAGCGCCGAAGAAGGGGTGGATGTTCTTGAGTGGGACTATGGAGGGTTCTTTGGGTTGGTACCCGCAGTTGGCCACAGCGTGGCAGGCGGGTGCTGGGGATGAGCAGAGTTTCACTTTGCCTAGTTGGAGTAACCATCATCTTTACCCTGGTGGCAAAGATGATCCGGAGATAGTGGCTCTGAAGGATAACAGTCCGGACGAGTTCTTTTTGGAGCGTATCGAGGGGATACCTTGCCCGCCTACCGGGTTGGTATTCACGGAGTTTAGGGCTGACTTGCATCTGGAGGATGTGAAGTACGAGCCGGGGTTGCCGGTGCATATCTGGATGGACCCTGGGTATGCGGGGGCGTATGCGGTCGAGGTTGTGCAGATCGTAGATGAGCAGGTGCGTGTGATCGATGAGGTCTACGAAAGAGGGCTTGTTACAGACGAGATCATCAGGGTGTGTCAGTCCCGGGAGTGGTGGCAGGACGTTCAATATGGGGCGATTGATGTGGCTGGTAATCAGCATCAGGCTATGGCGGCGCCGACTGAGGTGTGGTTGAAGCAGACTGGTTTATATCTTGCGAATCAGCGTGTGCGTATCAACGAGGGCACAGAGCGTCTCAAGGCTTTTTTCAAGCCAGACCCGCTCAGTGGCAGGCCGAAGATAGTGATCTCTCCCCGGGCGGCTGGGGTATTGAGTGAGCTTGGGGCTGCGCCGAACCCATTCGATGGGCAGACGCGGGTTTACAAGTGGAAGACCGACCGTGACGGGAACATCGTGGGGCAGAGTCCGGAGGACAAATATAACCACGGGGTTAAAGCGCTTATATACGGGATTGTGGATAGGTTCGGCTATGGGGTTATCCGTGATCGTGAGCGTATCAAGGTGAAACGGTGGTGATGTTGAATGGCTAAATCTGATTGCGATCCAGACGAGATCATGCAGGCTGTCCAGCGTCACGAGGATGAGACGGAGTCCTTACGTGAGCGGATGGAAGAGGACTATGACCTTTATCGTTTGACGCCATATGACGCAGGTGATGGTTATCAGTCTTACACCAGTAATGAGCCGCAGACGTATGCGGACAAGATAATCGGTTGGATGTCTGCTCACAGGTTGATCGTGAGCGTTCCCCACCGTGGAGATGCGTTGCAGGAGCGTGAGCGTAACGACCAGAAAGAGAGGTTCTTGATCGGGCTTTTGAAGGCTGTTGATGAAGAGCTGACCATGAACCAGCTTGAGCCCAGGTTGCAGCAGACGTTGTCATCGATGATCTGTCTGCGTGGTTGGTATGCCGGTCGTGCTTTATTGGCCAAGGATGAGGATGACGAGTCGACATATGTGAGTGTTCAGCCCTGGGACCCGATGCACACGTACTGGAGTCTTGGCCGACGTGGGTTGGATTGGGCTTGTTACAAGGTCAGGCGCACATTGCAGGAGATACGTGCTGAGTATCCCGATTTTGAGCTTGACGAATGGACTATCGGTAATGAGAACCCTGACGAGTTCGGGTTGGACGTCTATGACTATTACGACCGGACAGAGAATTGTGTGGTTATCCAGGGCAAGTTCGCCAAGAAGCCGCAGGAGCACGGATCCAAGAGAGTGCCGGTGTTCCTGGGGATGGTTGGGGCTATGCCTCGTGTCCAGGGGCGTTTCAACGGGCGTTTAGACCCCGACATGATGGCTGAGTACGGAGAGAGTCTGTTCCGTTCCAACCGGGGGTTGTACGACAAACACAACTTCACCATGTCCGTGATGATGGAGATGGTGGCCAGGGCGCAGAAGCAGACCGTATTGGTGCGTTCCAGGGACGGTTCCAAGTCTCTGGATGAAGACCCGTATGTGGCTGGTAGTGAGATAAGCCTGGCAGAGGGTGAGAATGTCGAGCCTTTGGGCTTACTTGAGGTAGCTCGAGAGACCGGGGCTTACATGGGTCTGGTCTCTGGCGAGCTGCAGCGTGGTTCCTTGCCACATTCTGTGCATGGGGAGTTGGAGTTCCAGCTCTCTGGTTTCGCCATCAATACGCTGAGGCAGGGCATCCAGACAGTGCTTGAGCCCCGTCTGGACGCTATGAGGACCTGCTACACGCAGATATGCAACATGCTGTCTGACCAGTATGCGACCGGCGCTTTCGACGCGATGGAGCTTTCTGGTTTTGCGAACAATCGGCAGTGGTTCAGCGAAGAGATCACCTACGACATGATCGAGGGCGTAGGCGCCCCTGAGATCGATTTCGTAGGCAATCTGCCGCAGGACGAGATGTCCAAGATGTCGATGGCTCAGATGGCTCGTGAGGGCCAGACGCCGCTTCTGGATGACCGGACGATACGTGATGAGATCCTGGGTCTCCAGTCTGCTGACGAGGTAGAGAACCAGATCAAGGAACAGATGGGTGAGCGGATGCTCCCGGAAGCTGCTATGTGGACGATCATGAAGGCCACAGAGGAACGTGGCAGGCCAGACCTGGCCCAGTTCTACATGGGCGCACTGATGGAGATATTGCAGCAAAAACAGATGATGCAGCAGCAGATGATGGCCGGGCCAGGTGCTGCTCCACCCAGCCCTGGCTCTCCCCCCGGTCCCCCTGGGCCTGGGGGTTTACCTCCTTCACCTGCGGGTCCAGGCGGGGCCGGTCCTGGTTTAAGACCGGAGGTCATGCCAAACGCCGGTCTGGGAGTCCCGCCTCCGATGCCTACTCCGCAGGGAGGGCCTAACGTCCCGGAGGGATCGCCAAGACCTGGCGGTCAGCAGGAAGTGGAAAGACTAAGAAGAATGGGCCTGTTCGGGCCAAGGGGTTAGAAGATGCCAATATCAGTGCAACAATTTGACGTAATCGCAGCAGTTAGTGGTATTAGAGAGGCTTTGCGACTTGCGGAAGAAGCAGGTGGCGTTACTGGCACTAGAGATGCGCCTACCCAGATGGATTTAGGTGCTCCAGATCCTAGCCGCCCTTATATAACTGGTGAGCTTACTGGTCAGGGTGGCCAATTTATGCCAGGCACTGTTGTAACTGATACCTCTCAGGGCATCGGTGCGGCTGGTACAGCAACCAGTGGGAATATCTTGGGAGGCGGTGGCCTTGCAGCAGATGTATATAGCCCTGAAGAGAGAAATCTGCAAGACATCATGAATATGTATCAAGGTGATACATCAAACCTGCCAGCGAACGCTCCTGCAGCAGTTCCTGCAGCAGGTTCTAATATGGTTCATGCGTATAACCCCCCAAATCACCCAACTGATCCTGGGGCATATGTCGGTTTCATGTCAGCCGCTGATGCTGCTTTTGCGAATTATGTGGTTGGTGATGCACCTGGAGCGGCAACTAATGGAGCGGCAGCTAATGGCGCTCCTGGCGCTACAGTATCGCTGGACCAGTCGATATTAGACAAGGTCATGGCCGGGACTATCATCCCGACGTCAGACCTGGCACAGATAGAAAATGCAACTATCAGGGAACAAGCAGCTACTCAGTTAGCAAAACTGCTGGTTGCTGGACTTGGGAACACCCAGGCTGCCATACAAGAGATATCTTCCATCTATCAGCAATACATCGACCTTCCAGGCATGGAAGCGCTGAATTTCAATGACTGGGCTGTCAGTGCCGGTCTGGACTGGGCTCAGGTACCACCGCTTGAAGCACAGCCAGCAGTGAACGTAGATCCTGGCAGCATAGCTGACCCGATGTTTCTGGATGATGCTGGCGCAAGAGAAGCTGAAGGTTTTGGCAGTGTTTTAGATGAGCCGCCAGGTGATCCTCAAATGGTTGGCACAGAAGACACCATGTCGCTTGAGTACATCAATAAATTCCTTTCAGCCTTTCTGGATTCCTATCCCAATGACCCAGAAGCAGCTTTACAGGCTGCTGCTAATTGGGCAGTGCAAAACGGAACCGTTTTTGGAGGGCAGGCTTTCACTGATGTGAATGATGCCCTGGCTCTCTTTAGAGGCGCTACCGGACCAGACCCGTTAGGCACTGGTGTGCCTAGAGCCCAACCATACCCATCAGGAACGGTGCCTCTAAGCGATTTAGTTTCCTATTGGGGCACTCCAGCGTCCTTGCGGTCTTTTGCCCAGATATATCCAGGGTTCACTTCTATGATTCCGGGTTCCAGCGCGAGTCCTGCAGTCGCTAGTGCGTATAGAGCTGCTGCAGCCCCGCTGGAAACCCAATGGTTAGCTAGACAAGCCACTACACCATTCAATCTTGGCGGTACTGAAGCTGCTGTATCTGCTCCCCGGTCGTGGCTGGAAGGACTGCACAGTGGTGATCAGTCTTTGATGATAGGTGACAACTACGCACAATTCTTACGTGATCTGAGCGCGTCTTTGCTCAACACTGATCCTACGCAGCAAGTTGCGGGTCTAGCTCCAGGAATAGAAGGGCAGATGAAGAGTTTATTTGGAGACGCAGCCGCTCAAGTGGCTGCTTACAAGAACCCATTCTACAGGGCTACTGCAGGTTCTCCTGCTGCAAGGCAGGCGATCATGAATCAGATCGACCAAGCAGCTCAACGGTATATGTACCAGGAGCCTGGCGGCCAGTTCCTGCCTTGGGCCATTGGAGAGAATATCGGCGGCATCCAAGGCATCTTGCCTGGCTTGACCCCTCATGCAGAAGGGATGCTTGGGGCATTTGGCAATCGATAGTGATCTGAGGAGATAAGTCTATATGGCTACTAATCCGTTTGCACAATTCATCAGTGGCGAGGCTTTAACCGCTCAGCCGAAATTGAGTTATCTATCTCTACTCGGTGATCAAAGAAGGTCTAAAGACCCCTCCAGCAGATATGAGTATTTCGACTGGCAAGGTCAGGAAAGAGATTACCAGCGTCCGTCTAGAGGGTCTATCGCTCAACACGAGATGTTTGGCAATCCCTTTGGCACCAGTCCTGCGTCCCGTCGTTATTTCCAGGGGCAATTCCAGAACATATACGACGAGTTCTTAGGTCAGCAAGGTAAGTCTTTGCAAGGTGGCCAGATGCCAGCTCAGAATTTCCAGCAGTTCCTGCAGGAGTTCCCGTTCACACAGCGTTACGCAGCATTGCCTCCTGAGATGACAGGAAGGACTCAAGGTAGCTTTGCTCCCCGGGTGCAGTATTCGTATCTGTAATAGGTGATGGGTTGTGGCTGATCCAGACGAGAAAAGAAAGAAGGATTGGGAAGCTCAATTCGGAGGTCCCTATCCCACTGCGCCTACGCCAACTCCGGTAGAGCCACTTGCGCCGGTGACTTATGAGCCTAGCCCCTTTGCACGGCCAGCTCAGACTCGCCCACCTTTCAACCAGGCTGAGTGGGAAAAGACGTTTGGACCGCTTGAAAACTTTCTACCAACAACACCTTCCGGTGTAACGACTGCTATACCACCAGCAGCGCCTCCAATGCCGACAGCAGCGCCTCCAGGTGCTCCTGGCCAGCAACCTAAGTCATCTTTCTGGGACTTCTTCGATCCTGTAGTCGACCCGGTTGTCTCTGGCTTTGAAAGCGCCCTGGGCGGTATCAAAGCAGTTCCGGGCATGGTGATGGAGTCTTTTGAAGCTCAACCTGAAGGACAACTAGTCAGGGGCCTTGGAGCTGGAGGTGATATTGGCGCAGGCGGAGGTGAAATTGGGCCAGCATTTGGGAAATATATAGCTGAGCCTGCAGGCACATTTGAAACAGGGCTTTTTCAGGCGGCTGGCGTTGCTGGTACTACCGTGCCTGAAATGCATGCGCCAGGAAGTGATGCAGCAAAGGAGCAAACACAAGAAGCTATTGCATCTACAACTGTAGCAAAGATAGCAGGTGGTGAACTTGGTTTTGGTGAGGGATGGGAGCAGTTAAAAGAAGATTTACATGAATTAACTTGGTGGCAACAAGTTCTAATGGGACTTGGCTCTCCTATAAATGTTGCACCCATTGGATCAATGTTTGCAGTTGGAAGCCGAATTACCAATATAGGTGCAAAACAACGATTCTTTGCAGCAGGCATCAAACATTTCGTCAATGAAGCAGGATTGGCCGGTGCCCAAGCTGATGATGCGTCAGAGATCATTCTTCTATTAGCTAAGAAAAAGAATATGACTGGCGCTACTTTTGAGAGTGAAGCCAACCGGATCATCCAGGGGATGAAGGACGCTGCTGCTGCGTCGCCTGCGCCTACTGCTAGGACTGTCCCTCGGGCGCTACCAGGCAAGGTAGTCATCACCCGGGAAGAGATGTTAGCCAGAGAGGCGGTAGAAAGACCTGGCTACGTTGATGTCGGAGACGTCGACCCTGTAGCGCAGAAGTTAGCGGACCTCAATGCAAAGGCAGGCCCGGGTGACGTCAAGTTCGCCTACTTCGATCCGGATACAGAGGAGTTCACGATAACTCTTCTTAAAGAAGAAGTGGCTGACGGGGCTGCTAAGGCCGGTCTTGGCGAACGGCTCTTGAATGACAACGAGGTATTCGTCACTTCTTACCGTGCCCAGATCAAGAAAGCCGCTGCTGATGCAGCTAGTGAGCCGGTAGTCGTTGCGTCCGATATCCCTGAAGACGCTCCCCCCTCGAACTGGCTCGTTCCTAACAACCCTTCAGATGCTGCTAAGGAGATACAGGCAACTGAAGAAAGGATATTGGAACTAAATAGCCAGGTCGATTTCGGCGTGAATATTGATGCCGATGTAAGTAAGTTTATTGGAAATACATGGGCTGTGAGCAATCGGTGGAGGAATCTATTTGATGAAATAGATAACGATGGAAACCCTCTGGCAACTACTCTGGCCAGGTTCTTTGATGATGCTCCGAAGGGAAGGGGGGTGGGAGTCCAGGATATCGTTGACTGGGCCCAAAGAAGGTTCCCTGGTTCATTCACAGGGAGGATGCCAAGGCGGGTATCTAGGGTCAAGTACGATGTTCTTGATGAGTTAGCTAGCGGTTGGAATGAGATGTATCGCCTTGGCGCTTGGGCAGATGCTCAAGAGAAAGTCAATCTAGAAGATGTGCTTAACCAAATTAGGGCACTTTGGAAGCAAATAGATGGCGTTGCAGCTTCTCGGGTCCAGATAGAGATCAATCAGCGGCGCCTGGATATGCTAAACAACTCTCCTGCTGGCCAGGCACTGAAAGAGCAAGCTGAGGTTGCAGCTCGCCAGCTTGATGCTGAAGAGCTGGAAGCTCTGGTAGATAACTCAACAAAGATGGTCCGGTACTTGCGCGACATGGTGGCAGTTGAGATGGGCGAACGCCCAGGTTTCTTAGCTGAAGAGTTCCTTACTCGTTTCGATAAGACTGTCGACGATCTGATGGAGCTTTCTTTTGATGCTGCTGATAGTGAGTCCACTAACGTTTTGCTTAACGTCCAGAGTCTAGACGATGCGCGTCTGCTTGAAGGCTTAGATAGTATGCTCGCTGACCTTGGCACCACTGCTCAAGTACGCCTGGAGGATTTACCTGCAGAAGTGCCTGCAGTGACTCAACAGATAGCTCCGGGGTCTACAGATCCTAGTGAGATTTGGCCTGCATATAACAAAGAGCTTGAAGCATATGTTCAGCGAAGATTTGTAGCTGAACAAGAATTTTACGCAAGTTTTCCATATACACAGCAAGTCAACAAAATCAATCCTCGTAGAAACCATCTCGATAGGTTGATAAAGGTGCTTGAAAACCGTATAGCAGCCGAAGGTGGCATCCGGATGGTATCGGCTAATGACATTCGCCGTATCGGGGATGATCTCTTAGATGAGATAAGGAGCCAGCCAGTCGGTCAGGAACGGGTGCCAAGCCTGATAGACCTGTCAACTTTACGGGAAGTTGCGCCGCCAAAGGTGGGTTCTCACAGGGCCTATCACGGCACTATATCTACATTTGATGCCTTTAGGCACGGTGCTTCGGCTGATAATAGTTTATATGGCCCCGGGGTCTATCTCACTGATGATCCTAATATCGCCACTGGTTACGCGAAAGGTAGTTTCCGGATACAGCGTCAGATGGGCGGCCCTCAACATGGTCAGCCAATCAATGATGCAGGCGAAATCATCTCTGAACAGGAAGCGTATGAATTAGCACAAGGGGCTCCTCAGATATGGTCTGTCGATGTCGAAATGGTTAAGTTTTTTGATATCGATGCTGCACCTGACCCAGAGATCATGGCTCTGATACGCGAAGATGAGTATGCGTGGGCAGATGGTTTTGATTATGCGAACTTAGACCTTGAAGATATAAAGACGAATCATGATCTGTATCAAGTGTTGCATGGGCAGTTTGGCAACAAGTGGGAGGTCAACGATTGGTTAGCTTTTAGGGGTTTTGACACCATCACTCACGTTGGCGGTGGTCGTACTGGCAACTTGCCTCACCGGGTCTACATAGCTCTTAGTGATCCGTATGTCGGTGAGGAGATCACTAGCGTGTCTCCACGGTTCGGCCCGCCTAAAGCAGTCAAAGTGATCGAGGCATTGCCCCCAGCTCCTGAAAGACCGGCGTTACCAGCAGCCCCAACAGAAGCAGCCCCAGCTCCTGCAGCAGGCCGCACTGTAAATGAGATGATGAGGGGCATAGAAGCAACCAAGGTTGCGATGGAAGCGAAGGAGATTGGACCAGGTCAAGCTCCTGTTAGTTATGTCAAAGACATCCAAGCATTAGATGATGGTGGCCTAAATTTCTTCTATCTCCGTATAGCTGGAGACCCACCTTTCAGCGCTACTGCTGATGAGTCCAGTCAGTATGTATCAGATGTCTTTGGAGCTATTCTGGAAACTGAGTACCGTCGACGGGGGCTCAATGTTCCAGCCGTTAAACCAAGCTGGCGCTTCCCCCCTGGTCAAGGCGCCTTTAGAAGCGGGACTCCTGCTCCTACTGGCACTGTGGGCCCATTAGAGCGGAGTAATGCCAGTGCTTCTTTCAGTTGGATCAAGTCCCAGGGTGAAGAACTGGGTCCGGGTGAGTATGTCCAGATACCAGAGGAGCACTACCTGCCTGTGGCAGTGATGGAGCTTCTTAATGACACCAGGCCTCGGGTTAATTCAGGTGTCAACAAATTGCGCGACTTGCGAGCCTATGACGCAGAGCTGACTAACGATGTTGTCGATGTAACTAAAAGAGGTCGAGCTGCTTTGGCGGAAGCGGGTGTTCCTACAGAAAAGGGGACTAATTCAGTTTATCAAAAGGGTGTAGGTGGATTTAGCGTCCAGTCCCCCGCATATGTAGAGCACCTTATCAACGCGATGCCTGACGGCAATGCTAGGAACTTTGCTCAGAATGTACGTCAAGCAAATATCGTTGTCCAGGTTGCATACGAGAAGCTCGTTAACCGTGTCTATTCGTTTACTCGTAGACTTGACAATGCACCTACCAAGACCGAGCTTGATGCCCAGGCTGCGGACTTACGTGAGTCTATAGATGTCCTTGAGTTATTGGCCAGGTTAGGTCCAGATCACCCCGTCGCAGGCCGTAAGGGAGGCTACCCTTTCCACGGTGACGCAGTGGATCGCAGTAAGTATGCGGAGGAGCTGCATGGTAGTTTAGGTGCGGCAGCCCCAACAGAAGCAGCCCCAGCTCCTGGAACAGTGCTTAAAGTAGGGGATAAACAGTCGGTTGGGCCACGCGGTTCTATGACTACTGTGAGAGCGGTAGAGACAGTCGACCCTAATGTGCGCTATGAGCTTTATATCGCAGACGAGGGCCAGCCTGACCATATGATCCGTGTGGTTGATGGAGATACCGGCGAAGTTGTCTCAGCAAAGATTTATCCTGCAAAGCGCTGGTTTCCGCAAAGAGTCACCGACGAATTTAATAGTGAACTCGTTGCAGCCCGACGGGCTGCTGGCGAAGCAGCCCCAACAGAAGCAGGCCGACTTCCTGGGGAAGGTGAAGCTAGGCAGGAGCCAATAACTGTTTACACAGGGGCCGATGAGCCATTCACTGAATTTGATGTGGGGAGAATCGGCCAACGCGCAGGGGCTAGTGGTAAACCACTTAGCGACCCTGGCTTTTTTGGGCGCGGAGCGTATACGACCACTGATTACGAGAAGGCTAGTAAGTGGTCTTATGGTTCAGGCAATGTGATGGCAACCGTTATCCCGCCTGATGCTAGGTTCTTACGTGTTGCTGGTGTCAGTGAGCTATACGATAAATGGGGTCTGCGAGCATTAACCGAAAAAGAGATTGATCTTGCACAGACTCTTAGAGATCCACAAGGTAGGCCAACTGTAGAATCGCAGGCCGCGTATAAAGAGTCTATTGATACGTGGACGGACAAGATGATTAAGGAAGGGTACGACGGAGTCGAATACGCTGTACCTGGAGGAGATAATCAGTTCATCTTATTCCACCCTGAAAAGTATCAATTTGAGCCTACGGCAGCCCCAGCTCCAGCGCCTCAACCTGGTATCACTATGGCCCCCAGGACGGCTGTACAGACCGGCCTGGAGGGCTTTGACGTACCTGGCCAGCAAGCAGAGATGATCATGGGTGGCACTGACGTTGCCAAACCGGAAGGGCTCATCAACCCGGAGGAATTGGCCAGACGCAACGAAGTGGTTCAGCAGGTCAATGACGGGCAGATGGCTTTGGATGAGGGTTCTCTGTCAGAGGTGATGAAAGCTAACGCAGGGCAGCACGTTGATGGGCCTTTGCGGTTTGATCCTAATCGGCAGGGTCCCGGAGATGGTTTCTTTGTTAATGGTGTCGAGTTAAAAGTTGGCGATTTGGTGACTGATGGCGCATCTGTATTTAAGATTAGAAGGCGTGATATTACAACTACTCAGGTTGGTTCTGAGCAAAGAATAGAGGCTATTCTCTATCTGGATGAGTTATCTCCATCAGGTAATCCAGATGAAATTTTAAGACGTAGCATCCCCTATGGTCTTAATCCTGAATATCCTAGTTATGTTGGCGATATCTACCGGCACGATTCCAGTAAGCCTATAGGTGGTGGCGGTTCCAGTGGTTGGGGGAAGAACCTTTCGGACGGGGCTGGCGGTGAAAAGCCTAACAAGCCCAGAGAGATGGGGCCTGACGGCGCCGATCCACAAGCACCACCTGTTCCGCCAGAGTCTAAGAATAGGATTAAACGTCTTTACAGCTCTCCTGGTAATGACGGCGGCATCTATCTGGCCGACCCCAGGACTCTCCAGCAAATGGTAGACGAGGGAACTGACGCTGACGAACTTACCCAGTGGATGTTCAGGAATATCCCTGGGCTCTGGAGGATGAACCCCTCTGTTGCAAGGCAGAGCCCGGTTGAAAGATTGGTCATGGGTCTGTTCCGGAGCCAGGTTGCAGATGACGCTTATATCGATGTGGCGATCACGATGGCATATGACGCCCACGCGAGTGTTTGGACGGGAAAGATGGACTTGCCCATCAACTGGAAGACCGGCCAGTGGACGCACGGCAAATGGGATGAAGCTACCCAGGGGCCAAGGCCGCAGTGGTATGACGTCTGGTCCATGCGAAGGACCGATAAGTACAAGGGCCTACTCACTGAAGAGCATAACCGTTTGATCACTGACTTTATCTTTGTCATCGATGAGGAAGTAGAGCGGATACGTTTGCTTTTCGGTTTGGCTCCGAGGCAGAAAACTAGAGGGTTCAACGAAGATTACATCCCTAGAAAAGCATCTACATGGAGGGAAAAGGTCGCTGGTGGCGAGAGAAAGGTCGAGTTTGAGAAACCGTCAAACCCGAATATGCCCAGGCTTGATCTCACTGCCACAGAGATATGGCAGCGTTTTAACGTAGATTTCCTGGTTGACCCTCGTGCAGTCCTGGAGCTGCACATCCGCCAGGCGCTCCGTGAGATACGGATGAAAGAGTTCAACGACGCTCTGGAAGAGATGGGGGCGGTAGTTGGCTACAAAGATATATTGGCTGCAACGCATCCGCAGTTGATACGTCTTAGAGCAGCTAAGTACGGGGAGTGGAGCGCTTCCCGGAAAGCTGTAAAGGCAGCTATACGCGCACTTAACGGAGAGGAGCTGCAGACTCGCATCGGCAAGATCATGGCGGATATCACCCAGGAACACAACCTGGACGGTGTGCTGTCTAAACTGCAGATCGAAGAGCGCCTTGAACGTGAGCCCATCCGTGCTGAGTTAGCATCAGAGATAGCCCGTCTTAAAGAGGCAGAGAGGACAGCAAGAGACGAGTGGTATGCAGTAAGAAAACTTTACGCTGAAGCAGTTGAGAAGGTCAAGAAAGCAGAGAAGGTGAAGCTGCGAGGAGATGGGGTCCATCTGTTTGGTGGGATGCTGCAAGAAGGTGATGTAGCTATCACGGCGAACCAGTTCAAGAATAAGTTCATGCTCACGGCTGATTTCAAATCCGTCCAGGAGGTCATCACCTATATGACTCCTGGCGGAGCTGACGCGAATATATTGCTAAAGTTATTATTTGAAAAACCTGCCAACATCGCGCGTACTACCATGTCAACGATCGACCTTGTGTTGCCGTTTACACACTTGCTGCCGTTGTTCGGTGAAAACCCTTTGAAATGGGCGCAGGGCGTATCTATCCACTATGCCTCCTGGTTCGCGCCGGGCCTGCAGTCAAGGCTTGTCAGGCAAAACCTCAGTGATTACTGGGACTTAGCTACGAACGGCGTGTCAGTAGGAGACCCTGAGATATTTGCGATGATGACTCCCGGCCAGGGGATCAACATCGATGAGGTATTCAAGAAATATCAAAGTGCGCGTCCTGCGATGGGGGAGAAAGAAGAGAAGTTATACGAGTATTTCCGTGACGCACAGCACCTGACTAGACAGGGGATGGTGCTTACAGTCGGACGCGCTCAATCAGCCTACCAGGGCGCTCTTGGTTACGGCAGGGTGCTGCTCAAGCAAGCGGTGGAAGAGTCCTGGGACGGTTCTGAAGATGAGATGTATTCCCACATCCGGAACATGACTGGTGCCCTGGACTCGAGAAGACTGGGTGTGAGTGCGAACCAACGTGCCGTAGAGAGTATGTGGATGGGGTTCTCGCCAAGGCTTCTCAGGTCCACTATCGCAGTGACTCAGAGTGCTGCTAACTGGGTCTTGAAAGCTCCAACTGGTGTGATCGGAAGGAACGTGCCTGTAGAGAGAGTGCCGGTTGTTGGTGACGTAGCTTCCCGTGCCCTGGGCACAGGGGCTACGGCACAGCAGCGCCGCGCTTTTCTAGCTCTAGCTCGGTTAGCAACATATATGAGTTCCATATACATCTTGACCGGCATGGCATTGGGGAAGGACTGGGAAAAGGATATCAAGCCGGGCTTGAACCCGTTGAATGGGCGTCGTTTCCTAAGTTACTACATGAACGGCAGCTATTACGGTGTTGGCGGTCAGCTCCGGGCTCTCACGCAATTCACCTTCAGTCTGTATGGGGCGGCGTCTGGAAAGAGAGGAGAATGGCAGGATATATTCTCTCTTAACATACACAAGAACCCGTTCTGGTTCTTCTACGCTAGTAGAGGTGCTCTGGGCCTGACTTTTGGAGGGGCGGTTGCAGAAGCAGTTTCAAGTGAGACAGGGATTGGCGAATTAGATATCTTGCCGTTTGACGATATAGAGGGGTTCGGAGACCTTTGGGACTGGGGTAAGACTGCTTGGTGGCCCTTCTCTGCTCAGGCGGCGGTAGAGGCTGGTACCTGGACGGCTGGTGCCTGGTCTGGGATCGTTGGAAACGTCACCACCAACCCGCGTGACCGTGCGATAGCTTACATAACCAGAGATTCAGCGATAGAGCAGAACGTCTGGAGTGAGGCTCCCCCGTATCTCCGTGCGCTTGCTAACGAGTTGGTTATGACCGGGACCGATTTCGAGGACTCGGAGATGATACGCCGTAAAAAGCTGATTCAGCTCGCTAAAATAGAGTTTGATCCAAAATATGATGACTGGGATGATATAGAGGTTGAAGCAGGTGCAGAGCGCCGTTGGCTTTCTAAGGATATAGACTTTGGCCCATCAGACTTAGATAGTTCTGACCCGAATAAGAAAGCGCTGGCTGAATACTACGAACTTTATAGTAACTCCCGATTCGTTTCTAAAGATGGGATCATTCGCCCTGACACTATCGGCTCTGGGTGGACCTGGCTTTTTAACGCGCAACAATTAAAAATGTCGACATGGACAGATGAGCAGAGGCTCCATGTCCTTGCCAGCACTAATCTAAGACCTGTCCCATACGAGTTGGTCCATTACCATTTCCCGAATCACAAAAAGTCTTTAATGATCAAGCAGTCGCAAGCCGCTCGTAGGCAGCTACTTACAGACGCTGGTCATCCAGAGATTGCGGTCCTCCAGGAAAATATCTTCTATATGCAACCTTTGACCGAGTCTTTGAGCCCGGAGATGGCCGAGTTTATAAAGAATATGCCTCCTAAGATAGGATTCGAGAAGTCGGAAGAGGTGTACAGCCATCTGGACGACCCGGTACCGGTAGGTGCTCCATGACGGAAGTGAGGTGTAAAAACTGCAATAAGAAGCTGGCTGACCATGTTGAGGGCTTATTTATTACGAAATGTCCTCGTTGTCACGATACTGTTGTTGTTGACCGGAGGGTCAAAGTACCACTAAACTAGGAACTAGCCGAAAATCTAACCAGTGCGCTATTGACGCCGCTCTAATGCTGTGCCCCAGAGGCCAGACTGAGCGGCGTTTTCTTTTTGCGGGAGGCAAAAGATGGTAACACCCGGAACACCAGAAGAGACTCAGGCAGAGATGGAGTTAGCTGTCGACTACAACGTAGACGAGGAGCTATCTGCGATAGAGGCTGCTGAGGACCCTACTGCTCAATTGGCAGCGGAGCCCGAGCTAGAGCCCCTGTTCGATGCTGAGGATGTCACTGACACCCCTGACGCACCTCCTGTCGAGATCGATTCTCCGGAACCGGAGCTTCCGACAGATCCAGCACCCGCTCCCCCTCCTCCACCGGCTCAAGCAGCGATCCCTGGTGCAGCGCAAGCCACACCGGAGATGCAGCAACAGTTGGCCTGGTATCAGCAGCAGCATCAACAGGCACAGCAGCAGAAGTACCAGGAAGAGGTTGTGAAGGCTGAGGAACAGTATCGAGAGCGATTGGTCGAAGAGGGCTATATGCCTGACCAGGCTCGGAAACTGGCTTCTGAGGCCCGGGGACAAGCTGAGTACCAGTTGCAACAGCAACAGCAGTACGAACAGCAACTCCAGTTAGCGCAAGGCCGCCACAATGCGGCCCGTCATTATGCCAAGCATTACAAGCTCGGGATGACTGACCTGGAGGAGCTGGAAAGGCTGCCTGACCCTGCAAGCATGGAGCGCGAGGCCAGGCGAATAGCAGAGATTCGGGACCTGCGAAATAAATATGAGCAGGTTGCGAAAGGGCGAGTGCAGCCCCAATCTTTTGACTCTGGCGCGAGTTCGGCAAGCGCGTCCAGGAGCCGGGAACGGATCCTGGATGACTACATGGAAGGCCGCGTCAATCTCACGGCGGACCAGTTTAACCGCCTGATGTCTAATAACTAGGAGGGCATGAAATGCCACAGACAAGTACAACTGGCTCACTGGAAAATGCCAGCCGCGAGATGATCACGACGGCTCGGTATACGGAAGAACACAACGCACCCTGCATGGAGCTGGTAGAGAAATTCACGCTCCAGAAGGGTTCAGACACTCTCATAGTCCCGAAAGTAGGGCAGATGTCCGTAAGTGCCTTGCTGGAAGGCCAGGACCTGGTCGATGAGGAAGAGATCGGCATGAGCACGGTCTCTGTGCAGGCAAGTGAGGTCGGTGCCAAGATCATCATCACTGACAAGCTGCTGCGCGAGAACACCCAACAGATATGGCAGATAGTCGGACGCCAACTTGGCGAGGCTATGGCCCGGAAGAAGGACGAGGATGTCCTCTCCCTTTTTAGCGCTTTGAATGGTGGAACCGCTCTTGGTGAAGCTGCGGCTAACTTTTCTCTTGTTAACGCTGCAAGCTGTATCGGCGTGGCCAAGGCTGAGAAATACGGTTCTGATCTTCGGATAGTCCACCATCCTAACGCTATCTTGAAGCTCAACAAAGACCTTACTGGTTCTGCTTCTGGCACCCTTCGTCCGATCCCCAGTGGCTTCTCTGAAGACCGCTTAGGCCCATTCTGGACAGGGCTCAGACTTTCCGGTGTTCCGTTTTTTGAAGATGGGAATATTGATACGGATGCGAATGGTGATGGTTACGGAGCTATCTTTGATAAGGGCGCTATGGGTGTCCTTACCTCGGTAGCAATGAACCGGGAGAAACAACGTGATGCTTCTCTCCGCGCTACAGAGATGGTAATCACCAGCGATTACAGTGCGTTCGAGATCGATGACACTCGTGGAGCTTCTTTGTTCTACGATGTCGCTAACCCGGCAACCAACGCTTAATAACTAGGGGGATTTATGCCAAGAGGTACAGGACCAGAACTAAGAGAAGAAAGGCAATGGCTGGCTTCGCAGGGCTTTTCCTGGTCGATGCTTCAAAGTAATCGAGAAAGAGCTACCTGGTACAAACCAGACGGTTCAGCTTTGCCTAACTTACCAGTTGATCCGTACCACATGAGGCGTTACCGGGCTCGTGGGTGGACTTTAACCCCTCCCGAGAGCCCGGTCATCCCTGAAGATGCAGTGGTCCAGCTCCAGGAGCAGGTGGCTGCTGCAGCAGAATTACTGGATGACGATGCACCGGAAGTAGCAGAGCATCAACATTCCTTCAATAAAGCTATGGGCTCTCCTTGCCGCACAGAGGGTTGCACCGTTGTGCGGACCAGGGAGTACAAGCCTAGAGCAGCATAAGGGCTGTAACGATTCCCGAGGCCCTTAATATCGGGGATCGCAGGGCATTGAACCTGTGAATTAGGAGATTAAAGATGGCTTTTCCGACAACGGTTTTCCTTAAAAACGGATGGGAGAAGAAAGAAACTTCTACCCAGAGGCACAAGCTGGGCACTCGCGGCGTGACTGCGGATGGCCGGGTATTCTACTATGCCAAGAATAGTAGTGCTGCTATTACTCCAGGCGGCAAGATTTGCGACGGTATCGCTGCTGTCGCAGCCCACGATATGGACGTACCGGCTACTGCAGCTCATTCAGCCGGTGACACAACCATCAGCCTGGAAGTCCCTACAACTGACTTGACTGCGAACCAGTACAAAGATGGCTACTTGATCATCAACGACGGCCCTGGACAAGGGGAGGTCTATCAGATCAAATCCCATCCAGCTCACGATGCATCAGACGATGCCACAGTCATCTTCACCATTGACGATGAAGATGGAATCGTGACTGCACTGACTACAGCTTCCCTGTTCGGGGTTATCTATAACCCTTATACGAATGTAAAGATTGTCGACGGTGACGGCACCATGACTACTGGTCCTCTGGGTGTGAACCCGATGCCAGTGACTGCTAGTTACTACTTCTGGCTCCAGACTTCTGGAGTAGCTTCTGTGCTCTCTGGTGCTGCAGTGGCAGTTGTTGGTGACGCTATCGGAGTATCCCAGGCTTCTGGTGAGAGCGGTGCGTTTGACCTCTGGGACGCCTCTTCTGAAGAAGATACCCGCCCCATTGGTACTGCTATGAGCATCCCGTCAGTGGACACTGATAACCAGGTTGTCATGCTGGCGATCAGGGACTAAGCATGGTATTAGGTGTCTGGCTACCAGGTGAACGGTACCGGATATATGAGCCGGGGACAGACAACGAAGTCACAGTCATGATCCCCGGCGCAGATTCTATCTACGATGTCGACGAGCTGAATGAGATCTGCCACTGGCAGCGTGAAGAAGCTGAGAAAGAGTGGCAGAACAAAGCAGCTAAGGTCCCGCTGACAAGAGGCCAGCAGCATGACCTGGGCGGCACGTTAGTAGAGATCCGGGCAAGCAAAGAGTTCAAGAAAGAAAACTTACACGGCAGGTATTGGTGATGCCTAGAGTTGGCGGCAAGGACTACCCATACACAAAAGCTGGTTACAAGGCTGCAGCCAAGGCTCGCAAACGCGGGACCAAAGCTAAGACTACTTCCAAACGTATGACCAAGATGAAGCGTTCCTACTGAGGTGTTTAGATGCCGGTTGTCCAGGGGCGTACAAGAAAACAGATCAGAGTGTCTGTTGGCTACAACCTGCAGGCCCTCTATGTCTCGTCGACTACTTCAAGCGTTGATGCGACTAGTGTAGTTGACGCCACTCTCCGTGGTGGCGATGACGCGCATAACGGGAAATGGATGGTTCAGACCTCTGGGACTAATGACGAGGAGATCCGTCAGATATCGGATTACACCCAGAGTTCGACGGACATGACAGTAGCCCCGGCCTTCTCGAACACTGTGGCGTCCGGAGCCACTTATGAACTCTGGAACGAGCAGTACAATCCAGCTCGCATAAACGATTTCATCGACCAGGCCATCATAGAAGTGACTGGCCGTGTCTACGACCCAGAGACCGATGTCTCCCTCCACACTGACGGGAATACGACTACGTATTCTGTGCCTTCCCAGTTCGCAATGATCAACAAGATCGAGCAGCGGAAGACAGTGACCTCTACCAGGATCCACGATTGCTCGGCTGCGTTCGATTCCAATACTGTAAGCAACTTCACTGCAGCGGTAGATACGAAAGACCGCAGGCAAGGCACCTCATCTGTCCAGTTCGATATCGGCGCTTCTGTCTCTGCCGGTGCGTTCCTTTACGACACTATCACCAGCGTGAATTTGAGCAAGTACGACTATGTAGAGTGCTGGGTGAAGAGCACGGTCGCTACCAGCGCAGGGAACCTGAAGCTCCACCTGGATAACGGTGCTATCACCGGAGATGGTAACGACCTGGAGTCCTTGTCTATCCCGGCGCTCAGCGCCGATACCTGGACCTATGTCCGGATAGCCCTTACTCAGCCTGAGAATGACACCGCGATAGTTAGCGTGGGGCTTGAGTACGATTCTGATTTCGGTTCCAGCAGTGCAGTGACGGTCTGGCTAGATGACATAAAGGCTGTAGTAGATGCTAGTGCTGCCTGGGAGAAGATCGGTCACCACCTCTGGAGCATAGATAAGAATAACCGGAAGCTGGTGTTCACCCAGGACGGCAGGTCTGCAGCTCGCTACAACCTTCTACGCTTGACTGGCGGAGACCAGCCAGCGGTTATGACTGCTGATAGCAGTACCTGTGAGGTCGACGAGGGCTACGTGATCGCTCGGGCTACGGCTCTAGCTTTGTCTGCCTCCTGGGGTCTTCCCGACCCCGGGGAGGCTAGACGTATGGCCCAGTTCTGGATGGCTTTATCTGAGCAGGCAAAAGCCAGGATGCCGATGCTCCAGGGCGTCCGGACGGTCGACTGATGACACAGCGAGTCATACAAGCTGATGAGATATCGCTGAACTCTGTGCGCTACCCGATCGAGGGGCCGGTGCAGACAGTCTTGGCTTCTATCTATCCCAGCAAGGTTGTCCTGGGCGATACGACGAAAGACTCCCAGTTACGTGCTTCTGTGGCTGCCTGGACTGACTTCCGGGGCGGGATCGGCGCCGAAGAGGTAGTGTCGGTTGAGGACCCGTTAAACCGGGCCTGGTGGAGCACTCTTAACCTGCGGAACCAGGGCCACCTGGTCATGGCACCGTTGACCGAGGATGCTACCGAGGATTTCGCTACCATCATCGGCGTCCTGGTTGAGTTCAAAGACGCTATCTATGGCACTGCCAATAATGGCTATCTCACCTATCTCTATAAGTTCAATGATGGAGCTAATGACTGGGGCAGCAATCTTCAGACACTGGATGCAGAGGCTACAGATGCTCTAGCTATCTCGCTTGGCGGCACTGATTACATGGTGATCGCTACTGGTGGCACAGGAGAATCTGGCTCGTATGTTAGCTCGTATTGGCACTCGTCAGATGCGTCTAGTTTTACCAAAGACACAACTGACGTTAAGTACCTGGCCGAGTGGGATGACCGCCTCTGGGGCATAGATATTACTGGCCAGCTCTGGTGGGCTCACACTATAGGTACTGAGATAAATGATGCTGTACTGCCACTAGGTGGTGGCTCCGATGAGGTTGCAGACCTATTCGTAGCTCCCAGTGGCACTGGTGAGCCGATCCTCTATGCAGCGACCAGGACCGGTCTCTGGGCGCACGATGCTGACAACAGCAGGTTCGTGCAGACAGAGCTGCGGCTGCCCTTTCATCCTCAAGCGGGTGAGGGGTGTGTCAGGTGGCGTGATTCGATCTACTACCCTGCAGGGTTAGGTGTCTATCGGTATACGCCTAGCGCCAGCACTGCTTTTGTGACTGCTATGGGTCCTGATCGAGATGATGGAGTGCCCACAGCATACCGTGGCTTCATCACTGGCCTGATCCCCACTCATAACGACCTTCTAGCGATGGTCGATGGGTCAGCTCCTCCTGCAGAATTACCTGCTCTTTGGGGTGGCTATGGTCAGCTAGGAGATTCCCCAGCCATCGACGGCACTGGCTATTCCTCACTCCTGGCCTGGAATGAGCAGGGCTGGGAAGCAAAGTGGGTGTCAACAGTCACCGATAACAACAAGATGAGGGCCGGTATCGTTGCGAACGCTTATGCCGGTACCGGGGCCAAGAAGAGCACTAAATACCGTGTCTACTGGGGGGAGAACGAGACTCTACACTGGCAGCAGCTCCCTGTTGCTGTCGAGAACCCCAGACAGCGGAATACGTTCGAGTATGCAGCGTCTGGAGAGCACCAGACCCCCTGGTTCAGTGCGAACCAGAGCGAGGTCGAGAAACTGGCTCTCAGGTTGAAGGTAGAGGTCGAGAACGCTTCTAGTACCGAGACCGTGACTTGCTACTACGGCGTGGACGGTGCCGATTCCACTTGGACACAGTTCACTGATAGCCATACGAGTGACAGTACATTCGATTCTAGTGATGATGAGATACAAGGTAGCGGGATAACGACCTTCTTGTTCGGCGGTGTTAGTGCCCCAACGGGCACGGCCTTCAGAAGTATCAGGTTCAAGTTCGAGTTGGCCCGTGGTTCTACTACGGCAAACTCCCCGGATATCAGGTCCATCACCCTGGAGTTCAGAAAGAAACTACCGGCCAAGTGGGGCCACAGTGTCACGGTCGATCTTCAGCAGCCTTACGGAGGGCGCAGCACTAACGAGCTGCGGTCTGCTCTGGTGGATGCTGCTGAATCAAGCAGCCTGGTGGAGTTCACCTTCCGGGACGATGGCAGTAACGAACGTAACTACTATGTGGACGTATCTGCGGTCGAGGGCCTGGAGTTCACTGGACATAACGAATCAGGGACTACCAAGATTCTCCTGGTGGAGCCATGAGATTCGATGCCGGTACTACAGATGTGCCGAGCGCAGGCACCGCAGTGCAGCTCTCTAACACGGCTGACCGCGTGGTCTGGATCAGGGTGTCGGCCAGGACCGGGATATCGGGATCTGTCTATTTCGGACGCTCTGATGTATCCAGTTCTAACGGTTTCGAGCTTTCGGCCAATGACCACCTGGAGATAGACCTTAGACCAGGATCCGAGGCTTTCAGTGCCTTTTACGTAGACGCAAGTACAAACGGGAACGACCTGGACTGGGCCGTTCTTCTGGAGCATTAAATGTCAGACATACATCTAAGCGGTTTTCTCTTCAATGCCTCTGGAGCTGCAGTGAGCGGTGCCACAGTAGAAGCGTTCGCTAAGAATACTGTGACCGAGACTGGCGGTACTGCTGTCACTGGTGGGAGCACTACTACCAATAGCTCTGGTTACTACACCATGACTGTTACTTCGGACAATGAGCACGACATACGCATCACCAGCGGTAACAGCGTCCGCTGGCGCAGGTTCGATGACCGACTGCAGATGGAAGAGCTTGAAGTATCTGTCCTGAATATCAGGGAAGGTGCTACTGCCCAGGTCTACACGATAGCTCCTGGAAGTATCAGCGCCGATAGGACGCTGACACTTCCTGCTGCGACTGGCAATGACACCCTGGCCTCTCTCGGTTTGGCTCAGACATTCTCTGCTGCTCAGACGTTCACTGGCGCAGTGACTGTAGGCTCTGACGGCAGCGGTGCCGATGTCATCTTTTACTCTGGCACCAGTGGGGACAACCTCACCTGGGATGCCAGTGAAGAACAACTGGTCATCACAGGCACAGCCTGCACAACTGCTCTTAACGTAGCGGCTGGTAACGTCACGATGGCCGCAAACCTTACGGTGTCAGGCAATCTGACAGTCAGCGGTACTCAGACCACGGTAGATAGTACGACCATCAATGCCACCAATGCTTTCGTATTTGAAGGCGCGACGGCTGACGCACATGAGACTACTCTCGCCATAGTCGATCCCACGGCTGACGCTACGATAAACCTCCCTGCTATGAGCGCTGGCACCTACTACTTGCCAGTGATGGCAGCGGCTTCTACTACTGCCGTGTCTTCTACTCCAGCAGAGTTGAACCTACTAGACGGGTCCTCTGCTAACACGGTGGTGAACAGTAAGGCTGTCATCTACGGCTCTGGTGGTGAAGTAGCCGGGACTCTTTCGACTGCGGCTCAGGCCAACGTAACTACCTTGGCAGGGCTGACTTCACTGGGTGCAGCGGGTGCTACCACTAATATAGTGGCTGGCGATGTCACCATGTACAACGCCGTCAACTGCGGCGATCCAACCATTAGCCTTGGCTCTACTTCAGCAGAGCGGCTGATCATCACTGCCAACTACGATGCCTGCGCTCAGACACTCTGTAATGTGGAGTTTGCTACAGCAGCGGCATCTGGTACGGCAAACAAAGGAAAGTTTGTCTTCGATGTAGACGGTACTGACATCGCCACCATAGATGACGGTGGGATCGACATCGCATCGGGCAAGACCTTTTCTATAAACGGGAGCGATGTAGCTACTAGCGATACCACCTACACGGCAGGCGATGGACTCACTCTTACGGGAACAGACTTCGACCTGGACGCGGCACTGACCACAGTGACCAGCATCCTGGCTACTGACATCAAGATTGGCGAGGACGATCAGACAAAGGTTGATTTTGCTGACGCCAATATCATCAACCTACACGCCAATAACATCAAAGCTCTCAGTGTTCACAACACATCGAGCAAAGGTGAACTGCGGTTCTACGAGGGGTGTAACTATGTAGGCTTTGCAGCCCCTGCTCTATCTGCTGACCAGGTGTGGGCATTGCCCACGGCTGACGGTTCATGCGGCCAGGCGTTAACTACAGATGGTTCTGGTGCGCTTTCCTGGGCGTCGGCTGGCGGCGGCGTTGTTTCTGGTGGCACCGATAATGCAATCCTTCGTGCTGACGGTACTGGTGGGTCAACATCACAAGGGTCAGGAGTAACCATCGCCGACACAACGGGCGATATAACCTTGCCTGCGGCTGGTCAGATATTTGTTGGCAATGGTTCGGCAGGCGACCCATCATACACGTTTATCTGC